GGTTTTAACAACATTAGATAAATTTGGTTTTGAAGATAAAGGTTTATCAGTTGCTGCGAAAAAGTATAAGGATATTTGGGCGATTATTCCATCATTGAATATTTTAAAATTATTATTTAATTATAAAGATTTGAGTAAGAGAAGACAATTATATAAGAGGGTTTTAAAAATGTATAGTTGTTCACTTGCATATAAGGATATTCATGATAAGAGTAATGATTTTAATCCGAGTATGAGTATTACAAATTATTCTGAAAATTATGGCATTAATGATATTATGGAGCATAATGAAATTAAGACACCAGATTCATATGAATTTATGGTGGATATGATTACAAAACAATTTTTGGGTGAGAATGGTGATAAGGAGTTAAACGAACAAATTCAAAATATGGGTGATAAAGAAATTAATAATGCTACAACAAATTTGAATAATTTATTGACGGATAAAGTAAAAGATGGTAATAAATCAGCTGAGATTTTAACAGATATGATTGGTAAATTAAAACATAAACTTGGTGATTTGAAGAATACAAAAAATGATGGAAATGGATTACAAAATATATTAAATATTGCTAAAGAAATTACAAGTGAAATGACAAGTAATGTTGATAAGGATATGATTGACCCAGAAGATTTATGGAATACAACATCACAATTAGCTTCACAAACAGTAGATAGTCCAGCAATTGATGCGATTGGTTTGATGGTTAGAAATCAAATTGCAAAAGCTAAGAATAATACAAAAGTATCAAAAGAGGAATTAAATGAAGATGTTATGAATGTTATGAGTAAATTAAATATTAATTAATTAAAAAAAATTGAAAATAATATATTTAAAATGTTTAAGTGTAATAAAAATGAACGATTTAACAGTGAATAATATTTTTTGTGATTATTTAAAAATTATATGTAATAATTTTTATTGTAATAATTTTAATGATGATATTATGTTTAAGATAATTAAAATTATTTATGAATCAAAAAATATTTGTAAATTTAAAATATCATTATTAAATACAAAATTTCCAAATATTATTAGAAAAAATAAAATAATTAAAATAAATGGTGTAAATTTTAAATATATTTGTAAAGGCGCATATAATAATATTTATATTAATGATAATAAAATTTTAAGATTTACAAATGATATTTATGTTAAAAATAATATAAATAATTGTATGATGACATTAAATAATTTTAAAATATGTGAAAAAAATAATTTAACACCAGAAATTTATAAATTTTTAGTTATAGTAAAAAAAAACAAAAATAATATTACAAATTTTTATCCTTTAATTATATCTAAATATTATCAGCCAATTCTAGATTTAGATTACATATGTGATAATAATATATGTTATGATTCTGAAATTGTTAATATGATAATAAATAACATAAAAAAATTATCTAAATTAAAAATATTATTTTTAGATATAACATTAAACAATATTGTTTATTGTGAAAAAAATAAATTAATTAAATTTATTGATCTTGATTATGATTTGTGTGAAAAAACAAATTGCATAAAATTATTACTTAAAAAAATAAACAATAAACAATTTAATAGTAATAAATTAATCAAACAAATAAGTAATTTTATTATGTATTGTATATTTATTTGTAGTTCTCTTAAATTAAATGACTTTGGACCATATATTAGTTTTTATTATGAAAAAATAATATTTAATAAATTATTTCCACAAAATAAAAAATTTTTTAATATTATACATTCAATTTTTAAATATCTATTTACGCTTAATCAAAAATTATATAATTTAAATCATGATTTGTATAATATATATCTTTCATTAAATCATTATTGTTTAAAGATTATAGATGTAAAAAATTCTGATTATACAAAAGTTGTTTATAAAAAAGTTGTTTATGAAAAATCAAATACAAACCAATTATTCAAAAACTTAAGAATTAAAATTGAATAAATAATTATTAAATTGCGTTATTAATTTAATAATTAAATATAATTTTATTAATAATAATATGTCAAGAAATATTTATAAAATAAAAAAATTTAAGCATTTTGAGGAATTACAGGAGATTAATTTTTTTAGACCATTATGTTGTATAATTTTATCAAAACAAATTGTTAAAGAAAAGGAATTCTACAAAAATTTGATGACAACATTAAATGTATTAGCTCATTCAAGTCCTTATGTTTGTATTTATATTTTTAATAAAGATAAAATTAAAGATACTGAAGAATTTAAAGATATTGATGAAAATAAACCATTTTTTAAAATGATTTTTAGAAATATTATTCACGAATCATTTGGAACAGAGATGGATAATTTTATTCCAACTATAACTGAAATAATTCAAAAAATTAATATTTCAATGATACATAGAATTAAACAATCATTTGAACCAACTCCTCAACAAGAAGAACCTCAACAAAATCAACAACAACCTATTCAACAAAATAAACAACAACCTATTCAAGAAAATCAACAACAACCTATTCAACAAAATCAACAATCACCTATTCAACAAAATGAAAATAATATAATGCAAAATAATGATGTTAATAATATGAATAAAAGTATTGATGATGAAAGTGATAGTGATGTAGAATCATCATTAGATGAGGAAACAAAAAAAAAGCTTGATGAGTTAGAAAAGAAAAGAAAAATATTAGAGAGTTTGGAAAATTAATATTATTTTTTTAAATATTTTTTGTAATTTATAATTATAAATTATAATGAATCAGTTTTGGGTTTTGGAACCGTCTATTATATATAAAGATTATTGGGAAATAATTCCAACAAATAATATGTCAAGAGTGAAACAATTAAATGCTGTGAGTAGATTAATAATTTATTATATAATATTATTAATTATTTTTGGTTCAAGAAAGAATATTATTAATTATTTATTGATAATTTTGGTAATAATTATAATATTTTATTATGCATATGCAAATAATGAAGAAGCTATAATATCTGATATTATAAGAGAAAATCAAGAAGAAAATAAAGAATTTTATAAACAACAAAATAATGATAATGAATTAAATTCTGCGGATTATAATCCATCAATAAATTCTATATATAATAAGTTTAATAATTCAATTTTAAAAGATGGGGATAAAGATGAAGATTTTATATTAAATTCTGGTTATATTGATTTTGATAATGAATATAATTTAGGAAAAGATAGAAGTATTATTAATATAGATAATTTTAATAAACAACAAATAAAAGAAAAAAAAAATAAATTACCATATACAAAAAATAAAATATATAAAGAGAATACCTGTAGAAGACCAACAGCTGAAAACCCTTTTATGAATGTTGTATTTAGTGATTATTTAGATTTAGAAAATGTTCCTCAAGCTTGTAATACAAGTGATGAAAATATTCAAAAAGAGATGAGTAATTTATATAATTCATCAATATTTAGAAATACAAGTGATGTATTTGCAAGAAATAATTCACAAAATATGTTTTATACAGTTCCAACTAATTTAGGAGTTCAAGGTCAAACAGATTATAGAAATTGGTTATTTAAAACAAATCAAACTTGTAAAGAGAATACTGCTAATTGTGCTTATCCAGATAGATTATATGGAGAAAGTCAAAGATATTAAATTTAAAAATTTAATATAGTAAAAAATTGAAATAAATAATATTATTTATAATATATGTAACAATATTAAAAATGAAATATTTAGAAACAGATAATGAAATATATTTTTATTCACATAAAATATATAAATATTCTTGTTTTAGTAATTTTTATGAAAGTTATTTTATAGAAGATAATATAGAATATTGTAATTCAGAACAATATTTTATGTATAATAAATGTCTTTTATTTGATAAAAATAATAATGAACTATTAAATAATATTTTAAATGAAAAAAGTCCAACAAAGATTAAAAAATATGGTCGTCAAGTAAAAAATTATAATGATAAAATATGGAATGAAAAAAGATATGATATTATGAAAAAGGCTTTAATATTAAAATTTAGTCAAAATGAAGATGTTAAAAAAATATTATTAGAAACAAATAACAAAATAATATATGAAGCTTCAAAATATGATAAAATATGGGGCATTGGATATTCGCCAGACCAAGTTATAAATGTGGATAAAAATAAATTTGGAAAAAATCTTTTAGGATTGTGTTTAATGGAAGTTAGAAATTTATTAAAAAATATTTAAAATATTAAAAACCTTTTGCTCATTGATTCCATTAATACACCATTAGCATATATTCCATATTGTGTGTCTAAATCATCTGCTTCTAATATTAAATGATAAACATTATTTAATTCTTTAGTATCATATTCTTCAAAATATTTACTTACTCTACTTAATATTAAAAATTTATCATCTATTTTTTTAACTTGATTCCATTTTTCAATTTCAGTTATTTCATCATCAGTTAGATTATCAACTAACATAGAATGACCTGTAGTAACTTTTAAATCATTAAATGGAATATTAGTATCTAAACTATCTTTTTTCATACAAACAATATTATTATGAACTTTTTGATGTGATTTATATAATAATTTTTTATATCCGTGTTTATATGTTTTAATCATAGTATCATCACTAATATCTTCAATTTTAATATATTTTTCTTCATTATCTATTAAACATAATATTTCAGTTCCTTCTAAAAAACATAATACTGTAATATCAATTGATGCATAATTAGGACCATAATCACCTCTTTGTGAATTTACACTAATTGGAAATACTCCAATAAATTCCTCAGTTAAATTAACATTATTAAAAGTTATTTCAGTTGTATTCATTTGTTCAAATGTTGATGCTACTTGTATATTGTTAATATTTAAATAAAATTCTTGACCACCTAACATTGTATTTGTATCTGTCCATGTTAAATTAAAAGGTGAATTAATATTAACAATTGTTGGTGTATAATACCATGTATTACTATTTACAAAAATATCTTGACCACTTACATTATAATTTAAAGCAGAAACTCTTAATGGATAATAACCATCTACTGAAGAAAAAGTAAAACCAGATATATCAACATTTGAAAATGTTATTGTTGTAGATGAATTATCTAATCTAAATATAGAAACAATATTATTGTCAATATATAAAGCATAATCTCTTCCTCCATCCATACCAGAAGTATCATTCCATGTTAAATTAAATAATAAATTTGGATTAACCATTGTAGGTGTATAACTAACATTATTACTCATTTAATATAATATAATTATTAAATTTTAAAATATCCAGAAATAATAATTTTTTTATTTTCTTTAATATAGAAAAAGTTAGAATGATTAATATTAATAAGATTTATATTATTTATATTTTGTATATTATTAATACTATTATTAGAATTAATATTAATATTTAAATCTAAACATTGATTAATAACTAATTTAAATAATTTTCCATAAATAATTTCTCCTAAATGAAAATCACTTAATAATTCGTTAAATTTATATCCATAATCAGTAAATTTATTTGTTGTAAATTTAGGGAAAATAAAATTATTAATCTTTGTATTAATTGGTTTATCATTTAGTAATTTATCATAATTTATTTCATTTATATTTTGTTTATAATTATTATAAAAAAATCCGATTATTGTATTATTAAGTAATGGTATTTCAATATTAATTTCATTATTATCAAAATTTACATATGAATATACATTTTCTAATTTAATAAATTTTGTTTTTATTTGTTGATTAATTAAATTATTTACAATAATTTTAGGGTTATAATAACTTGGTAAAGATAAACTATAATTAGTTTCAAGATTAATCATAATAATTTCTTCATTTGAATTAATTAATAAATTATGGTCTTTATTAAAAATATTAATATTAAAAATATTATTTAATTTGTTAATATAATCTTGATTTATAGTATATTCTGATGGAATACTAATATTAATTTTAGAATATTGATTAAATAAATCACAATTATCTTTCATAGATTGTAATATTAAATTTTTATTTTTAATATTTAACATATCTAATAATTTTTGATTGGTTGGATATTTAGAAAGTAAAACTAATGTTTTCCAAACATATGATAATGAAAAAGGTGTATTAATATTAAAAAAAGATTTTTTGTTATTAATATTGTATGTGTATTCATATTCAACAATTCCTTTTTCAATATTTTTTTCTTCATTATCAGTTTTAATTGAATAATATTCGTCAGTAAAATTATTATTTTCAACTGGAATAATATTATTTTCTTGTTGTATTAAAGGTTTTGATAATAATGATTTTTTATTTCGTAATATTGTAGGATTATGTAATGGCATTCCTAATTCATAATCATTAACTTTAAAATGACTAAAATCTAAATTTTCATAATTTCCATTAGAGTTTTGATTAAAAAGGTCTCTTTCATTAGTAAATACATTATCTTTTTGTTCTATTCTTATACTATCAACAAGTCTATTAAATTGTGAATTTACTCTACTTTCATATTTAGTTTCTTTAATGGAATTTGAAAAGTTGTTATAATTCATATTATTAAATATTTAAGATTATAAATAAAATATAAAATCTCAATATTTCTTAAGTTTAAATAATTTGTTTAAAATATTATATAAATATATTTATATATATGAGTTTAATTTATAATATTCCTAATGATGATATTGATTTGTTTGTAAATTCTTATAATTCAAATTTATTAAATGGAACAGTGAATAATCCAAAATTACCATCATATGTTGAATTATTAAAAAATATTAAATATTATAGAAATAATGGTGTTGAATTTGATGAACAATTTTTAAAAAGATTTAATTTTAATGAAGATGATGTTGGAAAATTATCTAAATTATTAAATAGATTAAAAAAAGGAAAGCCTTTACATCATAGAGAAATTAATTATAAAGTGAATGGTTGTTCTGGAACATCAAATCAAATTTATTCTGGATTTAATGAAAATGAAAATTACAATGAAAAGCCAAAATTTGAATTATTTAGTCAAGTAGAAGGAGCAATGAATGATTATTATACTAAAATGAATAAAATGAAAGAAAAAAGAAATGATGAAAAACAAAAATCACAAGAAAGAACATTTGATATGAATCAAGGTTCTTGTGTTAATGCAAATAGATATTATACTGAAACTGAAGTGTCACAAAGACCTCAATTTGATGTAGATCATACCGCATTTGCCAGAACACAATTATTTGATACAGATAAAAGTGAAAGTATAAGACAATTTGATATTATTAATAATGTTTTGGATAATCAACAATTAATTACTGAAAATTTTGACACAGAATTTAAGCACGCTTATCCAAATATTCAAAACACAAAAAGGGTAAATCATTATAATAATACAAATCATGGTTATGGAGAAAGTATATCATCAGATAGATATTTTCAAGATTTATCATTAATTAATACATCAAATACAAGAAATAAAGCAATTAAAAATAACCAGCCTTTTGAAAATCAATTTCAATATTTAGATTGTAATTACAATCAAGTTCTTGATGATAGATTAATTGGTTCATCTTCAAGAATGGACAATAGAAGTATGAGTTTTAAAAGATAAAACAATATAATTATAGTTTAATTATAAATATCTTTATAATAAAATATTTTTTTATATATCATATTTATATAAATATGTCATACGGCACTCAAGGTTCATCTAATTTACCAACATATGATTGTTGCAATTACGCTCAAGATTTACATTTATCCACCGCTCCTTTACAACATCAACTTTATTTTGGAGCTGAAGAAAACTGTAATAGATGCATTTATGATAAAATGTGGTTTAGACAAGATCCTACTATTGTAGATGTCGAATCTGAATTAAGAAATCAAACAAGACCTTTATCTAACTGTAATGCTCTTAAATATAATCCCAATTGTCCTCCTCCTAAAAATTGTATTAGTACATTTTCTTCTAATGCTCCTGTAGTTATTCCTCCTAATATGTGTCCTATTGTATATAATAACATTCCAAGACCTACTGGACCGGGTTATTCATTACCAAATCAAAATATTTGTCCTAAAGAAAGTTTTAGACAAATGAATAATGAAAAAAGATTAAATGGATATAATGATTTTTATGGTGCTGATGGAAATCAATATGCTGATTTAAATGTTTACTTAAATAGTTGTTCTAATCAACCTTTATATCAGGGTGGATTTCAACAAGTAAAAGTTAATAACATGGTTTCAACTAATTTGGGTCCAGTCCAACCCTCTCCTGAAAATTTGAATCAACAAAATATGTAATTATTTAGTTTTTGTATAATATAATTTTATATTATGAATAATAATAATTTTATAAAACAATTATATTAAAAAAAATATTTAAAATATTTTTAGTTCATTTACTCATAATATTAATTTTTTATTATTTTTAAAAATAATATTCTTTAATTTTTAATTTCTATAATTGGTTTATTTTGTTTTAAATAAATTATTGTATAACAATCACAAGATTTTCTTATTTATTAAAAAATTTAAATATATATATATAAACTAAATTTTTCAATTTAATAATAAAAATTTTATTATAATATTAAATTAAAATTTTATATTAAATATTATATATAAGAATATGAATTCAACCGAACAAGCTAAACCATTTAAAAGTTCTTGTAATAATTGTGATACTTTAAATTGCACTCCATTATATAATCCCAAAACTTGTACTAATAGTGGATTTAACTATGGTATTTCTTCAAGATTAAGTTATGACCCCTCTACTATTAGAGATGATATTGAACAATCAACAGCTCCTCTTCAATCTATGTTGGATACTAATCGTGTTAGAAGTTGTCAAAGATGTCAAAGTAATAACGGTGGTGGTCCAAGGTCATCTTATGGTGGATGGGGTAATCAATTAGTCACATCAAATCCTGGAAATTATCCAAGAGGACAATTAAGTGATATTGATTCAATTATGAAGAATATGAATGTTAAAAATTCAACAGATAGAAAAGGTAGAGTTAATCCTATTAATGTATTGGATTTTAAAACTCATACAAATACTACTTGTAATAAAACTTTAGACCCTGTTAGTTCATTATTATCATTTCCTAAACAATTAAATAGATCAATGAGTATTAATCGTTTTTATGATTTGAATATTAATCCACAAGTGAATATTTATTATGATAGATCAGTTAATTCACAACTTGAAGCAAAGGATAATTTTCAAACACCTTATCCTGCAAATATTCCTGGTGGATTTTCAAATGTCAAGCCTACACCAGTTGTTACTCAACCAGATGCTAATTTAGTTTCTCCCCCACATTATGATTTTGGAAGTAATCCTCCAGTATTTGATATTAGAACATATCCTGAAATTAATAGCAGAATTAATCCTGATTTTGAAACAAATCAAGTGGAAGAAGAAGCTATTTTAACTGATTCAGACGATGATGATATGTAATTATTTTGTATTTTTTTATATTTATAGATTAAATCATTAATATTTAATCTTTTATTTTTATCACACAACATATATTTAATTATTTTATTAAATTTATGTTTATTAAAATTTTTTTGTTTTAAAATATTTTTCATTATTTGATATTTTTCAGAAATAGTTTGTGTTTCTAATAATAATTCAATTAAAATAATACCTAAACTATAAATATCTATTTTATTATCATATTCACCAGTTAATATTTCAGGTGCTAAATAAAAATTTGTTCCAATATCATCAGACATTTTATTAATATTATCTTTTTTAATTGTAGATAAACCAAAATCACCAATTTTAACTTGATTATTTAATAAATATATATTACATGGTTTTATATCTCTATGAATTATATTTAATGAATGTAAATATTGTATTCCTTGTAATAATTCTTCAAAATATTTTAAACTATTGTTAAACTGTTTTGTTTCATAGTTAATATAATCATATAATGTTTTATCACATAATTCCATTTGAATAAATAATATTGAAGTGGTATTTTCTATTTTAATTTTATTTTCTTCATCACTATTAAAATCATTAATACTATCTTCATCAATAGATATAAATGATGTAAAATATCTAACAATATTAGGGTGATATAATTTAGAAAAAATTTGTATTTCTTTTAAAAAATTATAATTGTTTTCTAATAATTCTTCAGTTATAAATATTTTTTTAATTGCGTAATATGTATTATCATAATTATGAAACACTTTATAAACACTTCCAAATGAACCTTCTGATATTTTATTAATTTCATTATAATTATATTTATATGAACTTTCAATATTATTTTCAATTTGTTTAGGTGATAATGTTTTAACCATATTTGAAAGTATAAATTTAATTTTGGAATATTCATCATCAAAAATTTCTTTATTAATTATATTATCATTTTTTAAGTAATTCAGTATTTGATTGCTTATATTTATATTATTTTTAAATAATAATTCTAATAATACTATTACAAAAATGGATAATTTTTTATTATCATCAAAACTAACAGGAATATTATTATTTAATGATTTAATTATATTTTTTTCAAATGATTTAATTTTAATTAATTCACTCATTGATAAAATATATAAATAATTTTTTATTTAATAATTTATTATTAAATAAAAAAATCATAAAAATTTTTAATATCTTTCAATATTTCTTTCTTTTTTTCGTAAATAATATCATATTTTTTTTCTCTGTTAATAAATTTTTTACTTTTAATCATTAATTTAAATTTTTTTTTATTTGTTTCTCTATAATTAAATAATTTATTATTAAAATCTTCATAATAAATTTTATATTTGTTTTCTGTTTCATCTATTTTTTTAATTATTTTAATTATGTATTTATATAAGAACAAAATTTCATTATTATTTTTAATTTTTTCTAAATTATCTTTTTTTTCAAAAATTATTTTTCTATCAATATTAAATTTATTTTTTTTAGATAAATATTTTTCTTCAATATTCATTTTATAAAATATAATTATATTTATTTATATCAATTTTTATTTTTCATTCATTATTCTAATATGTTCTTTTTCTATTTTTTTTTTAAAATTATTAGTATCATTATTTCTTTGCAATGTTAATCTTTTAGTTAAATCTGATTGTTTATTTTCTTTAAGTTTAGTTTTTTCTATTGGGGGAGTGAATATTTCACTATTCATATTTTTCAATTGAAAATTTTGTTTAAAAGAATCATTATTTTTTTCAGACTCATGAGCATATTTATCAGAAATACTATTCATTTCCATATCATTAAAACCATCTAATTCAGTTTTTTTATTATTATTTTGATTATTTTTAATTAGTGGTGGAGGTCTTGCTTTATTATGATAATTATTATTTTGATTATATGGATTATTATAACTGTCTTGTAATAATTGTTGATTATTTTTTTCCATTGAATCAATCATTTGTTCTAACCATTTAAAACAATCAGAACCATCAATGATTGTTGCTGTTCCTTTTAAAACAATTGATGGAACTTTTTTTAAACCTCTTTGGATGTAATAATCTTTATTATAATCAATGCATTTTAATTCAAAATTTGATAATAAATTATATTTTTGACATTTAATTCTAAAAATGTGACAAGTTTCACAAGTGGATAAATAAAACAGTTTATTAGATTGAGAAATATTTGGATTATTCATTTATAATTTATTAGATATTTATTTTTATAAATGTTTCACTTATTAAATATTATTATAAATAATAATAAAAATTGAAAATAATATTAAAATAAAAGAATAATATATAATAAAGATGAATATTAAACAACTGAACTATAATAAACCAGATGAATATAATCAAAGTTTATTGGAATTAGAAATTTCAGGAAATGATATTGATTATAGTTTAATAAATTCTTTGAGAAGAACTTGTTATTCAGAAATACCGATTTATGCTTTTGAAGCTGAAAATATAGATATTAATAAAAACACTTCAAAAGATAATAATAGTAATCTTAGATGCACGATTTCACAATTGCCAATTTTAAATGTTAATCATAAAATATTACATTTAGAAGATAAATATTATAAAAAAGATAATAATGAATTAATTGAAAAACATCCAAATGATGATTTAATTATTGAATATTATTTAAATGTGAAAAATACCACAACGGATAATATGTTTGTATCAACAAACAGTATTCAGGGCAAAATTAACAATAAATTAATTAATTTGGGTTTTAATACGCCAGTTGTATTATCACAATTAAGACCTGGTGAAGTAATTGAATTATCAATGAGAGCAACTTGTTGTATTGGTTATGTGAATGGAATTTTTAATGCGTCTCATACATACTATAAACAAATTAATAAAAATAAATTTATTTTTAAGGTTGAATCATACGGTCAATTTGATGAGTATGAAATATTAAAAAGAGCATTAAATATTTTAGTTATTAAATTAGAAAATTTGAAAACATTTTTTGAAATAAAACAAAATGAAGATAAAGAATTAGATAAAGATACTAAAAAATTTTATATTGAAAATGAAAATGAAATAACAATAGGACCAGTTAAGTATTTTTTAAATAAATCAAAAAATATAAAAAATGCAGGTAAAACTCTTTATGATGGATACATGAATGATAAAATTTTATTATATGTAGAAGCTAAAAACAGTAATATTATTTATGATGAAATTTATAAAGCAATTGATAATTCAATTAAATTTTATAATGAAATGAATAATAAAATTATAAAATAATTATTTTTATATCTTTTTACATTCTAATATTATTATAATTATATAATAATATTATATATAATACCTATGTATATAAATCAAATTGAAAAACTTTTAGATGATACAATTAATAAAGTTTTTACTGTGTGGATAGATGACAAAACTAATAAAAATAAACTTATAAGTTTAAATAAAATTATAGATGAAAAAAATTTTAAAAAGTATCAAAATGAAATAAATAAGTTATTGGAATACTTATTTTTGCTAATAGACCAAGATAAAATAAAGAAGATAGTTAAAAAAAATAGTAATATTGAGTTAATTAATAATACAATTGAAAAATATATTTCTTACTATGTTTTTATATTTATTGGTTTATTGTATAAAAATCCAATCAAAAATTTTAACAGTAATATCATTGAATTTAGTAAAGATCAAATAAATTATGATTTAAAAGTTAATGATTTTTTTAATAGTAATAGTAATAATATTATTATTAAAAATGTGATATTATTAAAAGATTTAAAAGAATATTTAATTAATAAAAATAAAAAAACAGATACTTTAAAACATTTTTTAGATAATTTTGGAGAAGATAAAGTTGAAATATTAGAAAAATATTTCAAAAATAAAGATATTAATATTAAAAATAATAATCTTGTTAAATTAGTTATTACTATTAATGTTTTTGATGATGATGAAAAAAAATATTTGTTTGATGAAATTGAAACAAGTGAAATTTCAACAGGAGAATTTATGTTTATTGATGTATTTTATCCAAAAACAGAATATATTGAAATAGAAACTATTGAAAATATTTTAACTGAAGAAGAGATTGAAGAAGGATATACTGATATAATTTATTCATTAATACATAAAAATGAAATTGATGAATTAGAAGAATTTAAAAATTATTCAGCGAATTATGATTTAAAAATACAAAAATTATTTAATTTAAAAGTTATTACTCCAATTGTTGATGATTTTATGATGTATCATAAAGATCATTATAAATATACCAGAAGTCAGGAAGACCAAGAAGAAACAAAAATTAGAAAAAGAGATGATACGAAATTAAAATATATTATTAATAAAATAAATAATGTAAAGAATTATTATAAAAATAAGATTGAAATAGAAAATAAGTTATTTTATGAATATGAGGCTAATAAAAGATATGTTTTATATAATATTTATGAGAATAATAATATTTTATCATCTGGAGATAAAATGATTAAGGGTGATAGTGAAAATATTATTTTATTAAATGAATTAGAGGAATATAATGATTTTCCATATATTTCATTTAATTCATATGATAAAACATATTTAATTTTTAATCCAAGTGATAGTATTGAAGCAATTAGAAGTGTATCATTTATTAATAAAGATAATATTAAAAGACTTCAAACAAGAGTTATTAGTGATAATATGTTTATTAATCTTGTTGGTATGTCATTAGTAGAAAATAAAAACCGTTTAAATAGTTTAAAAACTAATACATTTAGTGAAATTATTAATGATAAAATTACTAGTAATATTTATGATTTATTAAAAGATAAATTAAAGATATTTAATTTAGATAAAAGTATTGATAATAAATATACTTTTTTTGATTTAGATAAACAAAATTATGAAATTACAAATGAAAACATTAATAATAATAATAATGAAAAAATGAAATTTATATTATCATCATTATATGATTATGTTATGGAAACTATTTTAGATAATATTAAAAAATATATTAAAAAAGAAAAAAATAAAACAATAATTAATAATATTGATTTATTAAATTTTATTAATATAAAGTATTATGATTTAAATAATGATGCATATTCTGAAAAGTATAATAATATATTATACTTAATATATTATATAAAATCTGTAAAAGTTGATGATTATGAAAATATAGATGAATATATATTTAAAGGAATTGATGGTAATGTTGTAAAATTACCTTCATATGATATTAAAAGAAAATATATTCAAAAAATAATAATAAATACTACAACCAAAAAAGAACAAAAATTTTTTGATAGTTCAAAAAAAACATCAAATGCTATATGTCAGCATGAAATTACATTTAATGAAATAAACAAAAATGACCCGAATGCAATTTTAAAATTTATTAATCAATATGGGGAGACAGATAAAAATAATTTATATATTTGTAAAAGTTGTAATAGTATATTAGATATTTCAAAATATATTTCACAAACCGCTTTTGAAGCAACAGAAGATGACTTTAAAATTATAGAACCTGCATATTCTGGAAATATTGAAAAAATTCCAGAATATGAAAAATATAATATATCTATACGAGAAATTAGAAAAATTATTGAAAAATTTGCTACACTTTTTAAATTTAATGAATTAATATCATCATCAAGTAGATCGACACGCAGTAAACTAATAACAAGATATGTTATTGATTTATTAATACAACAAAAAAGAGAACTTGATAGAATTAATTATATTCAAAAAATTAAAACAAAATTAAATGAAAAAACTGGTATTCCAAGTAATGAAAATAATTCATTTTTTATATTTCCTTTAGATAATTCAATATTTATAAAATCAAGTAAGGAAACAGCTGATTATATGAAAGACAAAAAATATAAACACGTTGTTACATTAATTATTCTTTTATTAATTATTGAAATGCCAGAAAGTCAAATTTATAATTTACATAATGATAAACTTTGTAATTTTGTCAATTTTATGAAACTTAAATCAAAATTATTTGATAAACAAAAAATTATTATTAATACATCTTCTGATGTAGAATTATTAAGTAATTATCCTGTATTATGTTATTTAATGTTTTTATTTGGATGTATTGTATTAAAATATAATTCTTGGGCTTTAGGAGGTCCAAAAATAGAACCAAAAGAATTTCCTACAGCTATATTTAATATTATTAATACAATGGTTGAAATATTAAATAGTATATTAATAGTTGATGAAAAGAGAATGATTGAAAATGATATTTACTTATATGATACTATATCTAAAAAATACTATTCTAAACTATCAATGTTTAAAAATAAAAATATTATTAATAATATAAAAGATAATTTAAATAAAGAAATTGTTGAAAAGGTTGATTTATTAAGTGATAAATTTGATATTAATAGTTTTTCAATAAAACATTTATATGTAAATAATAATAGTTATGATAAATATATTAAACCATTTAATTTACTGATAAATAAAGAATATAAATTAATTCCAAATCATACAAATTATAAGGAAATAACTAATTTATCAAATTGTATTAATGGTAAATTTCATCAATTTAAATATAAAGATAAAAATTTAATATGTAAATTTTGTGGTGTTAAAGCAGATATAAAATTATATAATCCTAAAAAGAATGATGAAATTAAGGAAAATTATACTATTCAATTTTTAACAAAATTATCAAAAAAATATTGTTTAGATGGAAAATTTCATAATTTTGAAAATAATAAATGTAAATATTGTAATTATGTTAAAAATAGTAAAACAAATTATTCTTTGAAGGAATTAGTTAATATGTTTAATATTATTGAAAAGACTAAATATGAAAATAATATTAAAGTATTAAAAATGGAACAATTAGTTAAGAAAAATATTAAAGATGATAATAGTATAACAAATGAAATTATTCGTAAAGTGTTTTATAAATTTCAAAAATATAATAATAATTTAAATGATTCAATTAAATTATTTATGGATAAAATACAACAAATATTAGGAAAAGATGTTAATATTAATAAAAAAAGTTATAATTTAAATATGGATTGTTATATTATCACAAGAGATTTTGATGGCAAGAAATTACCAGAACCAGAAAAAATAATGGATGAAAAAAATAAAGTTAGAATTAGAGAAAATCATCCTATATATAATACAGATGTTATTTCTATAAACATTGAAAGAAAAAACAAATATGAAGCTGTTTTTGATTTAAAAACATTAGTTTTATTAGGATATAAAAAAATGGGAAAAGATTTTATTGATGTTAGTAATTCAAAATGTAAAGTAGAAATACTTTATTCTATTAAAAATATGATTACATATTTTGGATTTTCAAGAATTAATCCATTAAATACTGATTATGATTTTATTGATGAAGATTATAATATGAATGATTTTGTAAATAAATGTGGTTCATATCGTTTTAATTCTATTAAATATTTAGGACATTCACTTAAAAAATATATTACAAGATTTAAAAATAATTATTTAATTAACCTACAAAAATCAAAAGAATATGTAGATAAAGAATTAGTTGATGTTGAAAGTTTTATTAATAATGATAAACTTGATATTTTATATAATAAAACTAAAATTAATAAAATTGAAACAAAACAAAAAGATAAAGATATTACACATATCTATATGAAATATTTTAATACAATATATGATTATATTCCATATCAAAAAATAACAGAAACACCTAATATAAGTAATACAATTAAAAGTAATTTTATGTTAAAAAATGATTTTTCAAGTAATGTTATATTAAATTATATTATTGATGAAATTATTCGTATTATTAATTATAATACAAATAAAAATACAAAAGAAACATTATTAATATTTATTATATCAGTAATTACAAACTTATTTGATAAATTTAATTTAACTAAATCTTTAGAAAAAATTAATTTTATTTCACAAATTATTAAAAATAATTATGATGAATTAACAGAATTTAAAATTAAAACTGACGATACTAATTATTATAATGATGATGAACTACAAATTACTGATGATATGGATGAAGAACAAATTAAAAATATTAATGATGAAAGATTAAAAAGAGAGGAAGAAGAAAATGCTTTAGATATTGATGATAATGATGTTGAAAATGATAATGAGATGGAAGAATATGAAATGTAATAAATAAAATTTACTATTTTTTTTTATAATATATATATTATTAATTTTTTTATTTGTATCAATATATAATACAATGTATTGTATTGAAGATGAAGAATCTACAATTGATAATTATTATACAAATAATCAAGCAATTTGTAAAGACAAAGAATATTTAATTGATTTATTAAAAATTATTCGTGATGATAATATTAAAATGAAAAAAGTTTTAGAATTAAAATATTATTATTTAAGTAGAAAATATAGTATTATTCAATGTTCAGTTATTATATTATCAACATTTTCAGCTTTTATACAAGGTATAGAACAATTAACTGAAATTGTAAAACTTAAACCAGGAACAGTATCAATTATAACATTAATAATTTCTACTTTGATTAGTTTATTATTATCAATTGCTAAATTTTTTAAGATAAGTGAAAAAAAAGAATCAATTAGTAATTTATTAGAAAATATTTCTCATTTTAATAATAAGGTTATTGCAAATATTAAAAAAATTAAATATTGGAAAGTTAATATTAAAGTTATTAATAATGATGAAAATAAAGAGGATGATGATAATAGCGAAATTAATCAATGGAATATTTTTTCATCTAAAATTAAAGATGATATTAATGGATTTTTTGAAGAAAAACTTGAAATTATGAATAGTTATGAAATTTTAATTGATACATATGAAAGAACTAAATATGATATTCAAAATTTAGAAATTAAAAATAAATTTGCAATTAAAGAAGAAAAAATTAATAAAAGATTTAAAAAGGATTATTATAATATTAAAACAAATAATTATTATTATAAAAGATTATTAAAAAAGATATGTTTATGTTGTATTCATACATATAATTGTATTTGTTGTACTTATTGTAAAGATATTGATATTGAAGATGATGATTTTGAAATATCTGAAAAAATAAATGAAAATTTTAGAACAGAAAAAGAAAAAATTAAACAAAAAAGAATATTTAGAGAACTTCCAATGTCTAAAAATGATATTATTAAAACAGATAAATATATAGATAGTGAAGAGGAAATAACAGGACCTGAGGATGTATAAAAAAATTGAAATATATATAACAATATATAGTTATAATACAATTATTAGTATATTTATATTAAAATGATGTCTTTTGAGCCGATGAATGGATGCAATGAACCTGAAATTATTGATGTTAAGGAAAAAGATTGCACTATTTACTTTAATTCAGCAATTACCTCAAATTCAATGTCAAAACTTGTTTTAGCCTTACATAGATTAGAAGATAAGATATTAAATCAAAATAAAAGATTAAAAAGAAAAGTAAAAGAATTATATAAAAATAATAATAAAAATGATAAAAATGATAAATATAATAGTGATGATGAAGAAGAATATGATAGAATTAAGATTGAACCAAAAGAAATTAAATTGTATATAACTTCTTATGGTGGATATTTATATCAAGTTTTTACAACTATTGATTTTATTAAAAATTTAAAAGTTCCGGTCCATACTATTTGCACTGGTATTGTTGCTTCAGCGGGAACATTACTTAGTTTAGCTGGTAGTAGAAAATCTATTACTAAAAATGGTTATATGTTAATTCATGAATTAAGAGGTGGTTCTTGGGGTAAATTTTCTGGTTTATCTGATAGTTTTCAAAATCAGCAACAATTAATGGACCATATTATTAATTATTATGTGGAAAATACAAAAATTACAAGAGAAGAATTAGAAGAACAACTTAAGAAAGATATTACATGGAATGCGGATATTTGTTTAGAAAAGGGATTAGTTAATGAGATTATCTAATAAAAATTGAATTTTTTTATATTTAATAGTTTATAATTAGTTATTAAATAGCTTATTTAAAAAAATGGAAAAGAAAAATTGTTCTGTTAATAAAGATATTAAATCTTTTAAGAAAAACTCTTTAAAAAAGATTAAAAAGGAAGAAAAAAAAGAAACTGATAATGAACAATTACCAGTAAGTCCTATGATAATGAATTTATTTATTTAAAAAAAATTAATTATCTATTTTAATAACACTATTTGGAATATTTTTTAAATTATTAATTTGATTACTAGCACAATATAATATTTTAATATTATTATTTAAATTATCAATATTTTTAATAAAATTATCAAAACAAAACAATACCTGAATAGAAAAAGGTAAATAATCTAATTTTTTTATTTGATTACCAGAACATTTTAATATTTTTAAATTATTTGGTAGATTATCTAAAGATGTAATTTTATTTCCAGAACAATTTAAATAAACTAAACTTTTAGGTAAATTATCTAATTTTTTTATTTTATTTCCAATACATTTTAATTTTAATAAACCATTATTTAAATTATCTAAATTTTCAATCATATTATCACTACAAATTAATTCTACTAATGTTTCTGGAATATTTATTATTTTTCTTATTCTATTAAAAGAACAATCTAATTTTCTTAAATTTTTAAATTTAATTAAATCTAATATTTCATTATCATATATTTCCATTATATACAATTCCTTAATTTTTACATCTTCAATATAATTGATATTTATGTTAAAAATATCTTCCATAAATATCAATTATATATGTATCTATTTTTATATATTTTTATGTTTTTAAATATTTTAAATATATTTTTTGTATATTTTTAAGGTATTTTTTCTTTCATCATCATGATTTACCATTGGTTCAGGATAATCAATTTCATATTTATCATATGTTTTAAACCAATTATGAATATCTTTATTTTCAACATTTTTTAATTCAGGAACCCAATTTTTTATATATTCACAATCTTTATCAAAATTTTTTGATTGAGTCCAAGGATTAAAAATTCTAAAATATGGTTGGGCGTCAGTTCCTGAACCAGAAGCCCATTGCCATCCTCCATTATTAGCGGATATATTATAATCTAATAATTGTGTAGCAAAGTATTTTTCTCCCCATCTCCAATCTATTAATAAATCTTTTGTTAAGAATGAAGCAACTATCATTCTACCTCTATTATGCATATATCCTGTTTCATTCATTTGTCTCATACAAGCATCAACTACTGGAAAACCAGTTTTACCATCACACCATTTTTTAAATTTTATTTTATTATTATTCCATTTAATTTTATCATATTTTTCATTAAATGATTTACCAACTACATGTGGGAAAAAATATAATATATTATAATAAAAATCTCTCCAATATAACTCATCTATTAAATTATTTTGTTTTCCTAATTTTTCTACTATTTTATAATATACCTCTCTTATTGATAATAATCCTAAATTTATATAGGCTGATAAATTTGTTGTTTCATATGTTAAAAAGTTTCTCATTTTATTATACTGTTTTTGTTCTTTTACTAAATTTAATTTTTTTAAACCTTCCTTTCTACCACTTTTTACATTTAAATTATCTTCTGTTTCATAAAAATTAGTAAAATATTTAGTATCAATACTACTTTTTATTTTTAATGATTTATTTTTTAGTTTTATTTTTTTATTATTAACATTTTCAATATTATATGTTGTTTTTAAATAATTCTTAAATGGTGTAAATACTTTATATGGTTCATCTTTATTTTTTTTAAATGTATTACCAGACATTATAGGGACTAATAACATATCTTCTTCATAAAATATTATAACATCATTTTTATTTCCCCATTTGATTATTTCATTATCTCTTTTTTTTGCAAATGGTGAATAATCAGCATTAAAACCAATACTATTTATAGTATATTTTTTATGTAATTCTTTAATTACATCTAAAGTGTTTCCATAATAAAAATTTAATATACTTTTATTTTTTTTATAGTCATCTTTTAACTCTATAAGAGTTTCACACATAAATTGAACTAAAATATTAGAAAAATATTTATTTTTACTTTTATCAATTTGTTCTGGTGTAAATATAAATATTGGTATTATATCTTTTACTTTATTTGACATTTTTATTAATGTCGTATTATCATTTATTCTTAAATCACGGTGATGGATAAATATATTCATTATAATAATTATTTAAAAAATAATAAATTATTATCAATTTTTTATTTTTTAGTTTTAATTTTTTAATATCTATATTATATATAATATGATTAATTTAATAATAATTATTCTAATAATTTTAGTTGTATTGATGATGTGTAATAAAAATATGCAAAAAGATAAAGAAATTAAAGAAAATTTAACTAATATTACTAATCCATTTGTAAATGGTTTAAGTCAATCACAATTAGGCTCTAAAATACCTGATAATTCACAAATATTGAGTAAGCCTAAAAAACCATCTAAATATTTTGATATTATTAATAATGTTTTAGATGAAAATGGTAAAAAAATTAGTTCATCTAATATTAATTGTAAAAAATTAAATAAATATTTTATTAGCTCACAATTTTCAGATAATTATAGAGATGTAATGACTGCTTTACATAATATTTCACCTAATCAAAAACAATTATTTAATTTACAAATGCTTCCAGTTACTACAACACTATTTGACCCCGCAAGAGAACCACCACTTGAAATTATTAAATTAGTAGTCCAATTTATCTCTCAATTAAATACTGAAATTAAACAATTACCTGAATCGCAAGATATTATTAATGATTATAATAATTACTTACCAATGACCTCTCAAATGAATAAATTTGTTAAAAATAGAGGAATTAATTATTTTTATAATGAAGGAGTTCAAACCGATTTTAGTTTATATCCAGATACACCTATGAATAGTCCTGTTGAATTAATTAAAGTTCTTAGTGCTGAAAAACAATTTACTGAAGCTGAAACTAAATATGTTATTAGTTTTGCTATTGAAAAAGTTATTAAATCAGTTTCAGAACAAATGAAAATTACCGTTCATTTTATATTAGAAAATAATCCATTGGAAGGTGAAACTCTTTTTGATAATATTGAAAATTCCAGTTTTACAAGAACTGTAGCTGTTGAATATATTTTCACTGATGGTTTCTTTAGTGATAAATTTAATAAAAATTTTGATTGTTATGGAACTGATAATACTGATAAAAATAATACATTATGTGATATGGGTAATCATTATAATTTTGATAATCTAAATCAAAATACAATGATGAGTGATAATCAAGTAATCAAATCTCTTAATAAAAAAAATAGAGAACATATGCTTGAAATGATGAATTTTAATACTAACATTCCATATCCTGTATATAATAATCCTGAATTTAAAAGACCTCCATCTTTCAGTTAAATAAAAATTGAAAAAATATTTTTTTAATCATTTATTCCTTTGTTTGTAAAGAATTATTGAGTTTTTAACAATGAGCCTTATTTCAGATGTTTTTAGCCCTACTAAAGATAATGGTAGATTTAAAAAACATAAAAAATGTAAATATTGTGATAATACATATATAAATAAAAAAAACTTTTGTGATCATCAAAATAATTGTAATAATTATTATAAAAAAGATGATTTTATAACAGATAAAATTATTTATGAATCAAAAAAATCTCCAAAAAAATTATCAAACAATTATTCAAATAAGACACCAAAAAGGTCTCCAAGAAGAATAATTTATGATGATGAAGATAAAAATATTAAGAAAAAAGGAATTATTGAGCCTAGTGAAATTATTGAGGATGGTGAAATTATTGAGGATAGAAATAATATTAATAATAAAAAAAATAATGATAATATAATTAATAAAAATATTGATAATAAATTAATTTCAAAAAGAAAAAGAACTGAAACAATTTTTATTAAAAAGCATAAATATAGTAATGGATTAGAAATTGATCCAAATTTTTACAAAACAAAGAGTGATAAATATTTCAAGTATAATGATAAAGATATTATTTCATTTGATAATAAGAAAATAATAATTAACATTCAAAATATCAATAAATTAACTATTAATCTTTAAAAAAAAATTGATTTTTATATTATTTAGATAGTTATTATCTACAGTTTTAGTTAAAAATGGAGTGCTTCAATTTAGAACAAGTTATGAATGCTTTTAGACAGTATAAAATACAAAACTATAATGTTTATTATTCTAAAATTTGTACAATATTTGAACCAGATATTAAAACATTAGAATTTATAATAAATGAATGTAAAAAAGATAAAACAATTATTTATACAAATAATAAATATTCCGGAAAATTGTATTTTATTACAAAATTAATAAAAAATGAATATAAAATTTATAAAATGTTTAAAGAACAAAAATATGATTTTACACATTATGAAGAAAATGTTTTAAATTCATTAAATAATAATTTAATTACACCAAAAATATCAAGTCCAGGGTATTTTAATAAATTACCAAATACTTTATTAGAAAAAAGAAAAATTGATAATGATGATATTAACGGTTCAAAAAAATTAAAAATAATAACAGATGTTAATGAACCTGTATCTAAAAAATTAGAAACCCTAAATATAAGTTTTAAAAATGGTAAAATTATTACAAATGGAGAAATAAAAGAAATATATAATTTAGAAAAGGATGAAAATGAAATATATATTAATGATTTATTAATTGGTAATATGAATGATAATAATCTTCAATTAAGTGATGAAATTGTTAAAAAATATAAAAAACTTGAATTTAATGTTGATGATAACGAGGAGTAAGTTAAATCATTTAATTATATTTTTTTATTAGTATATTATAATGAAATTTCAACAATTTAAAAAGTTAGATAATATTAATAGATTAGCAAAGATAATTTTTTTAAATTTTATAAAATTAATGGACCAACCAAATATTGAATTTTCAATAGAAGCGATTGAAAGATTATTAGCATCAAATAATTTAGTTGGTTGGTTTTTATTAGATAATAATGATAAAATTATTGGTTATTTAGTTGGTGAAATTCAAAGACTGCAAGATGGAAGATTAGTATATTTTATAAGTTATTTTTATATTAGTAAAAATTATAGAGGTAAAGGATTAGGTAAAATAATGTTATTGAGATGTTTAAAATTTATTAAAGATAATAATATACCATTTACAATGTTAATTACAGAAAGAGATACTGTTGGATATAACCTTTATAAAAAAATAGGTTTTCAAAATGATACATTAATTAAAATAGATAATCCAAATTATGTTTTATTAATGAATTATACTACATAATAAGTTTCATTTGTTTTTTATATGATTTAGAGGTTTCTAATATTAAAGGAATTTTGTTATATTTAGAAATAAATTTTTTTAATTTATCAACTTTTATATATCCTTCACCAATATTTTCGTGTCTATCTATTTTCATACCCATTTCATAATATGAATCGTTTAGATGTATAACTTTTATTTTATTTTCTATTGGTCTAAACATTTTATGTATTTTTTTAATTGTGGTAGAATTATTTAAATCATAACCAGCTTGAAATATATGACATGTATCAATACAAATACCTAAATTTTTATATTTTTTATGATTTTTAAATTTTAATATAAATTTAATAAAATCTTCTAAATTAGATAGTGTTTCACTTCCTTGACCTGATGAAGTTTCTAATATTATATTTATATCAAATGTATCTAATGAATATTTTATAAAATTATACATATTATTTAAAACATGTTCTTTTGTAAATATATTACCTTTATTTTTTCCTGTATGAATTATAATATTATTTAATTTAAATTTTTTCATATAATTTATTTCATTTTGAAATAATTCAAATGAATTACTAAAAAATCCATTTTTATTTAATATAATATCAGAACCAATATTTATCTTATATGAACTATGAATAAATATATATTTTAAATGTTTATTATTTTTTAAAAATTTATTAATATTATTTATATCATTTATTGATATTTTTGTTGACAAAAACATAATTTGTATTGAATTAAAATATTCTTTGATTTTTTTATCATAATTATTTGGTAAATTAATACTATATCCAATATTTAACATTAATTATATTATTAAATACATATAAAAATTGAATAATTATTTATTAATATTATAAATAATTATAATGAAAAACAAAAAAGATAAAAAAAGTGAAGTAAAAGATGAAAAAAAAGAATTAGAACTTTTAATAAATAAATATAAAATATTAAAATATAATGATTATCAAAATAATAAAATGATAAAAAATAATTTTTTAATGGAAAAATTAATTAAAATAAGTCAGGACAAAGAATTACCACATATTATATTTTATGGTAATGAAGGTTCAGGCAAAAAAACATTTATTAATATATTTCTTAATATGATATATGGAAATGAGATTTATAATTTAAGAACACGAATTTTTAAAGTTCCAAAATCAAGTGGTAAAGTTGAAGATATTAGTGTTTTGGAAAGTGATTATCATATTATTATTAAACCAAATGGAAATAATTTTGATCGTTATATGATTCCTAAAATTGTTAAAGATTATACATTTATTTCTCCATTATATATGTATGAAGAAAAACAAGTATTTAAAACTATTCTTATTGATAATATTGATAATTTATCTTTAACTTCTCAATCTTGTTTAAGAAGAATAATTGAAAAACATTCAAAAAATTATAGATTTATAATATGGTGCAATAATATTTCAAGAATATCTGAACCATTAAAAAGTCGATGTCTATGTATTCATGTTCCATATTATAGTAATGATGAATTATTAAAATGGTCTAATGATATATGTATTAAACATAATAAAAAAATTAATAAAAAAATATTACAAAAAATTATTAATAAAAGTAATAAAAATCTTAAAAATATTTTATTGGGTATTGATTTATATCATTATAAAAATAAATTAAATACTACATATGATGATACAATAAAAAATATTTGTGATATTTTATTTCTTAAAAAATTAAATATTCGAAGTTTAAGAGATATTATATATTCATTAACAAGTATTATTTCTTACAATAAAATTTTTAAAGATTTAACATTAAATATTTTAAATAAAATTAAAGATGATAATATAAAAACTAAAGTTATTAATAATGTTTCTAATTATGAATTGAGTTTAACTAAATCTAGAAGACCTATAATACATATTGAAGCTTATTTAATTTTTATATATACAATTATTAATAATTCTTAAAAATTTTATTACAAATATTTTTTTTATATTATTCTTAATTATTATGATAAGTTTAGTAAAAAAAATATGTGTTAGAATAAATAATTGTAATAATTATTCTACTGATTATAATATTAATCGTTATAGTAAATTATTGAATAAATATTATAAAGAAAAAATAAATAGATGTAATATTTGTCATACAAATAATAAATGTTCTATTATAGATATATATAATTTTAATAATAAAAATGATAATTATATTTTAAAAAAATCCAAAGAATTTAATTGCATAAAATAATTTTATATCATAACAAATATAATTATTAAAAAATAAAAAGTATTAATCACAACATATAACTTCATAATCTTTAAAATCATCAATATATAGATAATATCCAATGTATTTAATAGTTTTTATAATACTATTTGTCAAATTATCTAAGTTTAAATTAGTTCCAGATATTTTTAATTCTTCAATATTATTATGTAAATTATCTATTATATATTAATTGAAACAATATACCATAGTTAAACTTTTAACATTTAATGTAATAACTATTTCTTTATCAAATTTATAACCAAAATTTAAATGTGTTAAATTTATATTATTTAATAAATTTATTTCTTGATTAAATTTATTTCAAACATAATTATTATAATATGTATATTCACAAACATTATTTGGTTTAATAGCTATTAAATGGTCATTATAATTACTAAATATAACTTTTTTATATTTATTTATTATATAATAATATTCATCAAACAATTTATTAAATTAAAGTTTAAATATTAACAAATCCAATAATTATTTATTATTTTTATTATTTAATATTATTTGAAATTAAATTTAAATTTAATTATTTTAATTAAAGAACTGTTAATTATTATTATTATTATGTGTGGTATTTTTGGTGTTTTTGGAAATTATGATAATAATAAATTATATTCATTATTTATGAAAATAAAGAAAAGAGGAAAACATAAAAGTGTTTATATTGAAGGTGATGATTATAAAGTTGGATTTCATAGATTATCAATAATTGATAAAAGTATTAATGGAGACCAGCCATTTGTATATCATACAAATAATCGTGATATATATGTAATTTGTAATGGTGAAATTTATAATTATAAAAAGTTTAAAAAGAAATATGAAAATTCTTATGATTTTAAATCTAATTCTGATTGTGAGGTTTTAATACCTTTATATTTGGAATATGGAATTAATTTTATTAAACAATTGGATGGAGAATTTTCATTTGCTATTTATGATTTTGATTTAGAAACTGGATATAAAAAGTTATATTTAGGAACAGATCATTTAGGAATGAGACCATTATTTTATACTATTTATAAAAATTCATTATTATTTTGTTCTGAAATGAAAGGATTAATATTAGATGATAATCGTGTAGAAAGATTTAAACCTGGTCATTATATGAAAATTGATTTTAAAGATAATAATAGTGATGATTTAATTATTGAACCAGAATACAAAACATATTTGACAACGAATTATAATAGATATTTTGATTTAAATAAAATAAAACCATTAAAAGATAATAATTTAGAAAAAATATTTTATAATATTAGAAAAATTTTAAAAAATAGTGTTGAATTAAGATTACAATCAGATCAAGAAGTAGGTGCTTTATTATCAGGTGGATTAGATAGTTCTTTATTATGTGCTATTGCTTCAGATATATTAAAAGAAAAAGGTAAAAAATTAAAAACATTTTGTATTGGTATAGAAGGTTCTCCTGATATTGAATGTTCTAAAAAAGTAGCAGAATATATTGGAAGCGAACATACTATAATTGAAATATCACAAAATGAAATGTTAGATGCATTAGAAACGGTTATTTATGAAATTGAAACATATGATACAACAACTATTAGAGCAAGTGTAGGGCAATATATGGTTTCAAAATGGATTGCAGAAAATACAGATATTAAAGTTGTAATTGTTGGTGATATTTCGGATGAATTAACTTCTGGATATTTATATTTTCATAATAGTCCAGATGAAAATTTTTCACACAGAGAAAATATTAAATTATTAGAAACTATACATTATTTTGATGTTTTAAGAGCTGATAGAGGAACCGCATCACATGACCTTGAGGTAAGAGTTCCATATGGTTCTAAAAATTTTATTGAATATTATTTAAGTATTGAACCTAAATTAAGAGTTCCAAAAGATGGAGTTGAAAAATGGTTATTAAGAAATTCATATAAAAATACAAATATATTACCAAATGAAATTTTATTTAGAACAAAAGAAGCATTTAGTGATGGAATTTCATCAAATGAAAAATCTTGGTTTGAAATTATTCAAGATAAAGTTAATTTAAGTATGAGTGATAGATACTTTAATAGTAAAAAAACAAATTATAATATTAATCAACCAAAAACTAAAGAAGCATTATATTATAGAGAAATATTTGATAAATATTATATTAATCAAGACCATATTATTCCATTTTATTGGATGCCTAATTGGGATGAAGATGATGTTAATGATCCAAGTGCAAGGAAATTAAAAATATATAAAGATTTAGAAAATAAATAATTTTAAACTTTAATCTTTGAAAAAAACCCATAATCTTCACAAAATTTAATCCAAATCATTTTATAACTATATCCATCATTATCTTTAACAATTTTATATTCAATTAAATTATTATTTTTATCAATTAAATTTAATTTTGTTGGTGATTTTCTTAATTTTGGACTTTTTTCTAATTCTAAATCTAACAAATCATCATTATTTGGAATAATTTTTAATTCATTATTTGATGTTGATATTCTAACTTTTTTATTATTTTGTTCTTCATAACTAATATTATCAATAGAGTTTTTATTACCATAGATGAAAGAACTTAATTTTTCCATAATAAATAATAATATCTTAATAAACATTATAAATATTATATTTATAATGTTTATAATTTAAAAAAATTCAATTTTTTTTAAGGTTTATAATATTTAATTTCTTCTATCCAATTTCTATTATAACTTTTTCTATATTCTTTACTAAAAACTTCATTCTTTAATTTTTTATTTGTTTTAATAATTTCAGTATTTACATTTTTTTTATTTAAACAATTTATACAAAAACGCCTCATATAATTACTATTCATATAATTAATTGTATTATTTAAAAATTAATTATATTTAAAAAAAATTATATTTAAAAATTTATTTAGTTTTTTTTGTCTTTTTAACTTTAACAGTTTTTTCATTAATGAATTCATTATAAACTTCCTCTAATTCTTTCAATTCTTTTAACCATATATCCTTAGCAGTAGTATTTTTATAAAATTCTAATTCTTCTTTAGCCTTATCATATTTATTCATTAATTCTTCAATCT